GAACTGGACTATCTCCGGTAGTGTGTTTGTACATTTGAAGCAATGAAAAGTAAGAAGTTGGTTTCACTGAAAAGCGTTCTTTTCCATCCAACAAAATTTGACCATTGACAATTGGGTCACGAGGGTACACAGAAGTGATTTGTTGTTGTCCACTTGAGTACATAAAGGTCTGTGTTTCTGAAGATTGAGTAATCGATGAGAAGATATCATTTGCAGTACCTGTAGATGTAAAGGGAGCAACATATGGATTATCCCAGTTCGTGTAATTATCCCAATCGTTTGTCAAAATCTTATCTGAACGCTGAGTTGAAAATACAATACGAGTCACTAAATTGAAGAAGGGAATTTCAATGTCTGAATTACCACCATATTGTCCAGGATTGTTGACAAATTTAATAGTTTTGACCAAGAAAGTTTGATCTGCAGTCGCAAGTTGAGCCATCTCCATTTCAGTTAAGTAGATAAAGTTACCCTCTAAATACGGATCTGGGAAAAAGGTCGACAAACTAGGATTACTGATGGTTCCATCTGCAAGAGGAGGTGACAAGAAACGCCCAAGACCATCATTAGACCGAATACGTTGACCATAGGTAGAACTTGAAGGGTTTACATCAACAATGGTAAACAATTGATTCAAAGGTCGATAGGTTACATTGATAAATACTTCTGAGTTTTGCATAGACACTAAAGGAAGCGCCATACCTGGATTCTCAGCAAACCAGAAATGCAAAGGAATGATTAATTGTCGTGAACGAATAGAAGGTTCAGGAATCTTAGTGTTAGGGATTCCACCAGGTTGATTTAATGGAGCAACTGCATGTGGATATTGTCCAAGTCTTCCGTATGCATTTGCTGGATCATTTAATTCAGGAACATGTCCAGTCATCTGTTCTACAATTGCTCGCTTATTCGCATCATGTGTCAAATAGGAGTAGAACTTCAACCATTCACCACTGAGTCGTTGAAGACTTTGTCCATTTGCAGTAATTTCAACAGAATCAATCAAGTTGTATCCAATGTTATCAATCCACTTAAACTCATAACCAATTGCAGTTGACCGTTGATCGTATCCTGTAGGAGGTCTGATATTCAATCCAAGATAGGAAAGAGGAGACCAAATATCAGGAAGTGTAATAACAAGATAGGTATCATGAAGCATTTGTGCGTAACGATCAATACGACATGAAATAGTTCGTGTAGTCGTTGGAGAAAACTCTAAATTTGAACTCCCAAAAGTCATTCTAATAGACTCCATTGCAAAGTTAGTATGACGACGATATACTGCTCTGAAATGGGTCATAGATGGACTTCCATTAACAAGTTCATTCTGTGCTCCTATCGCAACAAGTTGGAGTAGACCACCTGGCATTATTAGTATCTACTTAGAATGGTTTAGACCAGATATGTCGTGGAAGCAGAATTGGCAGGTACGCAACAAGATGAAGAATAGGTTTTTCCAAGTGTAGCGGGTCCTACTGTATTGATACCAATTCCACCTACAAAACGAGTGTATCGTTCAGACTTGTTTGCAAGGACTCCAATGTATTGACCATTGGTTCTTCGCTTTTGAGGAGGAGGCGAAGACAAAAGAGATTTAGCAATGATACGTCGTTTCTGATTCGTCAGATAATCTTGTGCAGAGTTGACTTGCATTTGTCATTTATAGAGGAAAAGAGTCTATTATCTAATGAGGTTCGTTCTCGTAAGCACGCATGTTGATCAAACAACTGGGTATTCAAAGGTTGTATTCAATCTTCTCAAGCAACTTTCAACCCTTGCTCCTAAGGTAAAAACCTATCATTTTGGATTTCAACGTCATCCATCCAATAGCAATCTACGTAAAGTTCCATCTGGAATTGTTGCTTACGATGCAGCAGCAAACGAAGATCCAAAGGAAGAAGGATTTGGATTCAACAAAATTCATGAGTATTTGGAGATGGTCAATCCAGATGTAGTGATGATTTACAATGATCCACTCATTATTCATCGATTTATTGAAGCAATGAAGTTCAAGAAGGGAGAGTCCTCTTACAAGTTATGGTTATATGTTGACCAGGTCTATGAAGGTATTGCTCCTCCTTTGATTGAGACAATGAACAAGAACGCAGACCGAATCTATTGCTTCACACAATACTGGGCAGATGTGTATGCAAAGTATGGATCATTTCCAGAAATTCGTATTTTAGAGAATGCAGTGGATAAGACACTGTTTACAAAGATGGACCCTTCTGCAAGGACTATGATTCGTAAGTCTATGGGAATAGATTCTGAATCAATCTTGATTGTCAATGCAAATCGAAATACTCAACGAAAACGACATGACCTTGCGATTATGGGATTTGTTGATCTCCTTCGTAGAAATCCAACAAAACCTTATTATATGATGATTGTTACAGGATTGAATCCTCAACATGGTTCGTATTACGATGCAGGGCGTATTTTTCAAACAGAATTGGCTCGTCAAGGAATGAATAAAGATGATTATATGAAGCGTCTAATGTTAGTGGATACATCAAAGACTCCACTTCCAGATACTGCAATCAATGAAATTTACAATGCAGCAGATCTTGGAATAAATTTATCCGATGGAGAAGGATTTGGTCTTTGTCAAATTGAACACTTGTATACTGGTGCTCCACAGATTGTTACAGACATTGGAACGTATCGTTCATTCATGGATGAGAAAGTCTGTACGTTTATTCCACCAACGGATCATACTTATTTTTCAGGAGCAATGCCTCTTGGACTTTGGGCTCCAACGTTTGACTACAAAAAAGTTGCAGATGCAATGTATTCTGCAATTAATTCTCTAGATCAAATGAAATCTGAAGCCAGAAACTTTTCATTCAAAACATGGGATGAAGTGTGTGCTTCATGGTTGGAGGATGTTAAATCAGAAATTAAGTAGATTGATTAACGACATCCAGAACCACCACATGACATACAATTATTAGTTTGTGTCCGTGTTACTTTACCTCCCCCTCCACATCTATGACAATCTATAACAGTAACAGCGCGAGTTTGTGGATTAACATTAGAAAGTTTTCCTCCTCCACGACACACGTCACATACTGCTTGCATTGTTGATATTATTTTACCTGTTCCACCACAAGGTACACATGGGTTCTTTCCAGATGGGCAAGCACCTCCCTTCATTCTACGAGATCTTGATCGTGAAAGACGCCTGTTTCTTCTAGTTTTTCTAACTTTACGATTAGCCATTTAATATCTAGTTCAGAAATTGTATTGAGGTAGGCGAAACTAACGTACCCATTCGCAATAAACGCTGATTATCGTCCCATGCGGGTCCGTCAAACAACTCTTTTGATTCAGGATCTAAAATCAATGAAATTCCTTTAATCAATACTTTTTGAAGACGTCGGTGTTTTTTGGAGGTATTACGAAGAACTGTTGCATCCAATTCTTCATTCTTAATATTCGGACGAAATGCCAGATCTTCTCCAGTCGTAGATGAATCAAAACGCATACACGAAACAACTGGTTTTTCCTTCGCGTGGAGTTTACGATGAATCTCACAATCAATGGCCGACTCTTTTAACAACAATGCAATCCGCTGACCGATGCGTTCCTTTTCGAAAGCAGTTTCGTAAAGGTATTCATCTGTGGACATAAAAGTTTCTACAGGTTCTCCTTCATACCGTTTCATCACCATATCATTACGCCGAATGGGTGTGATGTTTGGACCATCTTGCGTCTTCTTTTGATCATCTGAAAACACTGAGATGTAAAAATTTACCTTGACAGTTCGGTCTTCCAATGGCAAAGTAGCGTGAGAACAAATACGAATCGCACGTCCAATAACTTGGTCATGTCGTGAAGGAGTCCAATGAGGTTCCATAATGTGAACATGTCTCACGTTGTTTAACGTAATACCTTCTGCACCTGAGGAAGAAGCCATCAGTAATTGCAGAATCTTCTTTGGTCGTTTTGCTACACTCTCCTTCAATGAAGATGGAAAGTTCTTAGAATACACTCCATTGAAAATCTGACGTGTTAAATCACGCTGTTCTTCACTTTCTTCACCAGTGTAAAATGTATACGCTGGACGGTCATCTAACATATCAGGGTCTTCCACCCATTGATTTGCTTCTTTAATAATTTTATAAGGTTGCCAACCGGATACATCCAACACTGCAGATAGAATACCCAAACCTTCCAATGCACGATATTGAGAGTAGATAAACTGATTACTACCTAAGGACGCTTTGATGTTTTTCAAGATGGCAAGCATTTTAGGACTGTAAGATTCCAACGCTTTTTCAGAAAGGTATTTCTCAGGATTTGTTTTGAGTTTTCGTATGACCACATCACCTACTTCCTTTTCAGGTTTCTTGTTTTCAGATGGAACATCAGCAGAGATTTCCTTCATAGCTAGTTCAGGAGGCAATGCATAGTCGCAGACTAATCTAG